CTTTAACAGGTATGGAAAAGAATCCAATGGACCAAGTTTCAGCAGTTACAGCATTTACGATAGTTAGTTAGTTTTCGATGTTAGTTGTATAAGAGAGGCTGCCTATATGGTAGCCTTTTTTATTATATTTAGTCTAAAGTATATTTATAGTTATGGTGATACTAAATCAAGGGGCAAACAACGTAATCTTAACACTTACAGAAAAGGTGACAATAAGTAACCCTATCTTTTTATTTGCCCTTAGTTCTATTCAGACAAATGCAACTGTTTATTTTATCGCTACTGATACCTCACAATACAAAGAGCGTTACAATAAATTCACTTGGACTATTAAGACCAACCCAAACTATAACGCAGGCGAGTTTAACCTACCTATTGAGGGCTTATATTCTTACCAAGTATATCAACTATCAACACCAAGTTTAACACCGCCTGAGGGTGCTATAATATTAGAAGTAGGGAATGTTCAGTATGGTTATTCTGAGCAAGATTTAACTATTTACGAATTACCAACAACACAAATCAAGATTTATGAGTAGAGTTCAGTTTGCAGGCGAAGACATAGACAAGTACAAAACGCCAGAGTTTTATCAAGAGAAAAATAAGAAATATGTGAACTTCGGTTCGGATAATTTATATCCATTATACTTAGTTGACTTGTTTAATAGGTCAGCAAAACACAACGCTATATTAACAGGCAAGCAGACTTACGTTTACGGCTCAGGATTAAAGATGGAGGGCGTATGGGATTTATTTGCCAACGCAAACAGATTTGATTCTTTGGATGAGATTTTTAATAAGTGCATTTTAGACAAGTTACTTTACGGAGGTTATGCCTTGCAAGTTATTTGGGATAGAGTAGGTGAATCAATAGCCGAGATTTATCACATGGACTTTTCAAAGATTCGCTCAAACGTAGACAACACCGAGTTCTACTTTTCAAACGATTGGGCTGACCCAAAAAGTAAGCAGAAATCATACAAAGTATTTAACCCTGAAAAGAAGCAAGGCGCACAAATATATTATTACAGAGATTACAGACCTGCAACGGCTACTTATCCTTTACCAGAATACATCGGTGCGATTCCTTATGTGGAGTGCGATGTAGAGATAGCCAATTACCATAGAAGCAACTTGCACAACGAGTTCTTTTTTGGTGGGATTTTGTCTTTCAACAATGGCGAGCCTACTGAGGATGAGAAACAAGACCTAGTACGCAGGTTAAACAGACGTCACAAAGGCACAGATAACGCAGGAAGATGGATAATAAACTTTAGTGATAGAGTAGACAACGCCCCGACTGTTATCCCTATCCAACCGAATGAATTAGATAAGCAATTTAACCTACTTAATGAGCAGGTTCAGCAAGAAATATTTGTAGCACATAAGATAACTTCGCCAATGTTCTTCGGGATAAGAGTTGAAGGTCAATTAGGCGGCAGAGCAGAGATGATAGATTCGTTTAAGTTATTTGAACAAAACTACATTAGACCAATTCAGCAGCATTTTGAGCAGTTGTTTAACTACTTAGCTAATAAGTCAGGCAGCACGGCAACACTTGAGGTAATGCCTTTAGAAATGTTTAAACCTGCGTTTACTGAACAGACATTAATTCAGATAGCTACTAGACCAGAGATGCGTGAAATGGCAGGTTTACCACCTGAGCCTGAAATAGTAGAAGCAGAGCCAATGCAAATGAGTAGCCAAGATTGGGAACGTGAAATAAGAGTGTTCTCAGAGTTTGGCGAAAGTGCAGATTTATACGATGAGATTGAATCTAGGAAGATAACTTTTAGCGATGACCATTACGAGTTTGAAAGTCATTTAGAGTTTAACGAAAAGGAATTATTTGCTACTATTTACGAGCCAACAAGTGCTGAAAAAAAGTTGTTAGATATAGTTAAAAAGAATCCGCTAATTTCTCAGACTGACATAGCCAAAATAATGGATATGACTAGGGGCGCAGTCGGCAATATGTTAGACAAATTAAAGCGTGAGAAATTACTTGGCATTACTGAGGGTGCTTGGAACATATTGACAGTTCCACCAAGAAGCAGCGTTTTAGATAGGGTGACAGATGAACTTTCTAAGTTTAATGTAAAGTATAAATACACTGGTCCACGTGATAACAAGAACCGAGATTTTTGCAGGGCATTACTAAACTTAAACAAGGTTTATACAAGAGCAGAAATTGACAAGATTAGCGGCATAGTAGATAGAAATGTTTGGACAAAAAGAGGCGGATGGCAGACAGTCAAAGGCACAGATATTCATTTACCATTTTGCAGGCATCAATGGAGTTCAGTATTAGTAAAGAAAAAATAAGATGTTAAACACAACAGTACTATTTATAGGGGAAGCGGCACTAAAGCAAGAGAGTGTTATTAGTGAGAACGTAGACCCAAAACTTTTGATTCCTACTATTAAGGAGGTTCAGAACATTTATATCCTGCCATTGCTTGGAACTGCATTATACAACGAATTAGTTACGCAAGTAAGTGGCAATAGCGTGAGCGCAGATAACACCATTTTGCTTCAGTCGTATGTTCAACCAACTATGATTAAATATTGCGTCTACGAGTCAATGTTGGATTTAAGTTTCAAGTTTCAGAATAAGAACGTGGCAACTAAATCCTCAGAGTTCAGTCAGCAAGCAAGTTTAAACGATATTCGCTACCTAATGGATAAGGCAATCAATCGGGCGCAATATTATGCAGAGCGAGTAACCTTGTTTTTGATGGCAAATAACATGAAATATCCTGCTTATTTAAATCAAGGCAATGCAGACATCTCAACAATTTATCCAACTGCTAAGAACTACTCAAATGGTATGTACTTAGGTGGTGATATTGATTGTGACGATATACCTGCAAGAATTAAATATCAAGGCAATAACCCAAGAAGGTGGATGTTATGAGAAAAGAAGGCAGTAAAAACAAAAGTAACGTAGAAAAATTAAAACAATTTGTAAAGAAATATGAAGGTCACTTTAAATCAGTTGATTGCCGAGTTGCAAACAATAGCAACAAATCACGAGCAAATAAATAGCTTTTTCTTTGGTGACATTGCAGACTTAGGAACGGAATCTCCTATGCAGTACCCTGTATTTTATGCAGACGTAACGCCTTCAAATTTTACTTACAAAGTGATTGCAGTTAACTTGCAAATAATGGTGATGGATATCGTTAAAAAAGACCTATCAAACGAGAACGATGTATTGAGCGATTGCTTGCAAATTATGGAAGATATAATTATCAAACTACGTGACCCAAGTAAGGTGTATTTAATACAAGATTCAATCAGTCTAAACCCATTTAGCGATTCTCAGGGCGATGAAGTAAGCGGATGGACTGCTAATGTTACCATAAATATTCCAAGCACTTACAACGAATGTGCAGTTCCTTCAAATTAGTATAAAATAAAAAAATAATATTTAACAATATGACAGATTCAAACAAGATTTTAGGCGGCAATGGCATTAAGTTCATTGATTCTGCAAGTACAGGAAATAGATTTTACTGCTTAGTGGTAAATGCAAGTTGCGTTTTAAGCACTTTAACAACTGCGGGAGGTCAAAACTTAATCACCGAGTATGGTTTATCAGGTAAGACTTTAAGTGCAGGAATAGTGATTCCAATGTTTAATGGTGACCCGATAGCAAATGTAACTCCTGCAAGTGGTTCAGTTATTGGTTACGGATATAGGGAGGTATAATTATGCTAGGCTTTGGAATCGGCATACCTTTTTTAAGGGTTACAGAAAGCGGAATAGTTGTTTCATTTAATTGGGGAACAGCAACGGCACAAAATTGGGGAACATCCACAACTGAAACTTGGGGGTAATTAATAAAATAAAAATATGGCAAATTTATTAGGTCAAAACATTGGCACAAATTATAAAGGTATTCTAAACTTGAATACCTTAAACGGCAACTTGTCGGGGACTTTGCAAGCGGTAACAGACGGGGACGGGAATGCAAGTCCGTTGCAGTTGAGTACTACTTTTGCAAGAATACAATCACCAACGGCAGGCGATTCCTATTTGTATATAAAAGGAGCAACAACTTCCTTAGAAAATCAAGGAGTTGTATTTACTCCTAATAATAGTGATACTATATATGGAGGAATTACTGGGGATTTTAGTTCGGGTGTAATAAAAGTTGGAGGTTTTAGAACGGGCGGTTATTATACAGCAATATTTGCAGATAACGCAGAGGTAGCAAGATTTAGAGCAGGTAATTTGGGAGTAGGTGGAGTTAGTGGCGACCCAAGCGCAAGACTTCAAGTAAAAGGTGACGGAACTAATCCGATTGCGAGGTTTGAAGATGATACAAATTCACCAATGCTTAGAATAGAAAATAGCGTAATGAGATTTGGTGCTTCTACTCCGTTTGGTTGTTTACAATTTGCTATGACAGGAACTACTATTAGTGGCAATAACAACGGGTTAGGTCTAGGTTTTTACTCGCAAAATGGTCTTGCAGGTACTTCAGATAGGTTTGATTTTGGTTTTGGTGGAGATGCAGTAGCTAATACAGCAGGTACAGCTAGTCACTTAGCATTAGTTAGAAATTTTGCAGCAGGTGCAGGTTCAGCAAACTTTAGACCATTAAACCTTGCCTACACTATTAACAACTCAGGCGCACAAACGGGAACGGCAACGGGTATATTATTAAATGCTACGGAAACGGCATTGAATGGAATGACGCATAATTTGTTGGATTTGCAGGTTGGAGGGGTGAGTAAGTTAAGTGTAAAAAATACAGGTCAATTAATTTTAGACCCTACTTTTGGTTTAAAATTTGGAGCATCTTCAACAAATATTACTGCTCCTTCTAATGGAAATTTAACGCTATTAGATAATGCAGGCACTTCTTTTAACAGACTTCAATTTGGAGGCACTACAAACGCTTTTCCTGCTATTAAAAGAAACTCAGCGGGGATTGATTTTAGGTTGGCGGATGATAGTGGGTATGCTACTATTAGGGCGTTCTATGGTGTTTTTGACCTTGTTTATAATTCCACATTTTCCATAGGGTTTGCAGGTGGTACAACAGGTATCTTTTTAAGTAATGTAGGTTCAACTATTTTTTCGGCAACTGGAGCAACAAGCGTTAATGCAAGCGCACAGGTTCAAATAGATAGTACAACAAAAGGTTTTTTACCTCCTAGAATGACTACAACAGAAAGGGATTTAATTGCAACGCCTGCGGCAGGATTAATGATTTATAATACCACAACCAATAGACCTAACTTCTATGATGGTAGTGCTTGGGTAGCTTTATAATAAAATAACAATTTAATAAATAAAAATATGATACAAGCAAACGGAATCATAAAAGATTCAAACGGGGTTACAGAATACGCTAACCCATTAATTAATGTTTACATGAACTCAGGTTCAAAGTTTGTGCCTACTATTGGAGTGGCTCAAGTAGGTAAAATTGTAACGCAAGGAGAAAACGAAAGTTTCAACGCTATTGCTTCAATCGGAACTTATCAGTACACTTTAGAAAACCCTAGCTTTTTAGAAGTACAACAAGCAGTATTAACAGGTTTAGAAGCAGACTATCCACAAGTAACATTTTCAATAATCGAATAAACCAAAACACACATGAAACTAACAATTAAAGTAAGCGAGCAAGAGGCTCAGATGATTCTTTCAGGTTTGGCTGAATTACCTGCTAAACATTCTATTGATTTAATCTTAAAATTAAAAACTGAGTTTGAATCACAAATTAAAGAATCAGGTGCTGAAGAAGCCGAAGTAGCATAATGAAAGAGAAATACACCATTTATTTAATCACGGGTTTAATCGCTTATCTTACGCCAATACTCACAAGTTTATTACTTGTTGGCGGCTTAGTAATGTTTGATTGGATTACGGGAGTAATGAAAGCGCATAAGCTAGGAACGCTAAGTAGTAGAGCAATGATAAAGAAGTTCTACACGGGTGCTAGTTATTTAGTTGCAATCGCAGCGGTAAGATTATGCGAGGTTTATTTCGGTGATGAGATTCCATTGGTTAAACCTGTGATTGCAATGATAGCTTTGAGCGAGTTACAATCTATGCGAGAAAATATCCAAGCAATTACAGGTATTGATTTACTTAAGAATTTGTTTAACGTGTTACAACGCAAAACTGAATCATGAGAAAGATTGATTACTTAGTAGTTCATTGTACGGCTGCACCGCAAGACCAAAAAACGCAAGACATTAAACATTATTGGGCTAAGGTACTAGGGTGGAAGTCTTATGGCTACCACTACTTAATCAGCAAAAATGGCAGCGTTGAAAACTTGACAGACATATCTAAGCCGACTAATGGAGTAAAAGGCTATAACGCTAATTCAATTCACGTATGCTATAAGGGCGGAGTGAATGGTAAGGACACTAGAACACACGACCAAAAAGCAGCGTTAGAACGTGTTTTAAAAACACTTAAAGTAATGTTTCCAAAGGCTCAGATAAAAGGTCACAGAGATTTCTCGCCAGACTTAAACAAAGATGGCAAGATAACTTCAAACGAATGGACTAAGCAATGCCCTTGCTTTGACGTTTCCGAATATAAGAACATCTAATGGAAGCAGTAGAAGAAGCAGAAGAATTATTCTACGAAGATTATGACACAAGGGCTGAGGTAATTAACCAGTGCCATTCTGCTTTAACTGCTATTGAATACGTAGACCCATACGACAAGAAAGGGCAAGAGCAAAAGAACAGAATTAAACGCAAGGCTTTAGACGTTTTGGATTATTACATTTCGGAAATTCACGCAGAAATATTTGATGAAAACCATGAAGAAGAAGACTAAATCAGAATTGACTAAGGAGGTAATGTTGGAGAACCCAACAATTACTGCAAATAGAACGCTTGCAAAAGTACTTTTTAATAAATATCCAATGTTATATAAAGACTTGGAGGATGCAAGGGAGTCTGTAAGATATGTTCAAGGCAAGTCAGGCGTGAAGAAACATAAACAAATAAATGAGAAAATTCCAATCTTCTTAGAAAAGTTAAACGCTGAACGTGCAAAGTACGATTTAGACCTAAGAACCCAAGAAGATAAGACACCTTACATATTTGGGGAGAACCATAATAAGGCACTTGTAGTGGGTGATTTTCATTATCCCTATACCGACATCGACTCTTTAACTTTAGCCCTAGAATACGGCTTTAATGAGGGCGTAGACTGCATAATTATAAATGGAGATAGCTTAGACTTTAACACCATTTCAAGATTCGTTAGTAAACCAAACGAGATGCGAGTAATGGAACAGATTGAGGGCGTTAAGAACTTGTTAGCTTGGATGCTCAAAGTAATGGATGTGAAAATAGTTTTTCATGCAGGTAATCATGACAAGAGAATTGAAGATTATGTAATAAGGCAAGCACCAGAACTTTACTTGAACAATAAGTTAGAAAAGTTATTGATGCTAGAAGATATGAAGATTGATTATGTGCAAGATTATAGGTTCATGAAGTTTGGCAAACTAAACATTGCACACGGACACCACATTGTAAAGGGCATATTCGCACCTGTAAGTCCTGCGAGGGGAGTATTTACCAAGACCAACACATCAACACTTATTAGCCACGTTCATAGAACCTCTGAGCATATGGAATCCGATATGAATGGCAACGTCTTAGGATGCTTTTCTATTGGCGCAATGACAACGATAACGCCAGACTATAACCCACAAGTAAGCAAACACAATCAAGGCTTTGCAATCGTTACGAAAGACCCTAAAACAGGTGACTTTGAGGTTAACAATAAAAAGATAATCAATAAAAAGATACGATGAACGAGAAGCGCAAACAAGCTATTATTGACTTAATTAACTTGATGTTTTCTATTAGCAAACATAATGTATCTTATGACGATGTTGTTGGTAGGCAAGATGCTTGGTACAATGAATATACGATGACTTTAGAGCAAAATCACGAATGGATTGAAGTTGGCGTAAAATACTTATCTAAGAAACTAAAGATTACTTATGTTCAAGCTAGAAAAGAAATGCTTTGGGTAAACTTAATGTGGGGATTAAAGACTATTGAATAATGAACAAATTATACATATTATTAGCCCTTACTATGATGGTAAGTTGCTACACAAAAAAGAAATGCGTTGAAAAATTCTGCACAACCGACACATTAGAGGTAACGCTGCACGATACTATTCGCACCGAAACTATCCGCAAAGACACGGCATTTGTTTACAAGGGTGATACAATTACTATCGTAAAAGATAGGCTGCAAATCAAGTATTACAGAGTAAACGATACTACTTACATAGATGGTGCTTGCATTGGCGACACAATTTATATCACCAAATCGGTAAAAATTCCTACAATCCAACCCAAACCACATCCCTTTAAGTGGTGGTGGTTGCTATTCGCTGCCTTATTTGGAGCGGTTATAGTGCTTACTATAAAAAAATAATCCTTTGTTTTTCAGTTAGTTACGCAATACATAAATATTTATTTTGCATAGTTAAATAATTATTTTACATTTGTCATACAATTAACAACGAAACAAATGAACACTTTAACACAATCACAAATTGAATTAAACGAGCAAATTTTATTCTCAAAAGATGCTGGGTTATTTATTGGCAGAATAGTTGAAATAAGAGAAAAGGCTATAAAAGTTGATTATTGCTTTGAATCAGTTTGGGGTAATGGTGGATGTGTAGTTTTTACTTATACAACATGGATGCCTAAATCAGTAATTGTAAACGATAAAATAGGTGGTTTAACTGTTAAAAAATGGTTTGCTAATAATGGCTTAAATTCAGAAAAAATATTCCACATAAAAAAATACTTCATGAAAGGCGAAGAAAAAATATTAATTAACTAACTAACAAGGGGGAGCAATCCCCCACTAAATCAAATAACAATGGCAACACTAATCACACTTACTTGCATGGCTATTTTAACCAGCATATTTTGCAACTACGTTGAAGCAAATAACAAAGCATCTAAGAAGGTAAAGAAAGAGAATAGAATCATCTATTTAAAATAATTGACACGCACGGCAACCGAACGCATACTAGACACTGCTTAGGCACTGCGAACGAACACACAAGATACCTCACTGTGCGTAGGTAAGTTTCAAGTCTTGTTGACAGCTCGGAAAGACGAGCATTTATTTTAAACAATTTAACAAAATGGCAAACATAACTAAACCAAAACGTAAAGTGGCAACAACGCTGCTCAATGTAGACCTACCGAATAGGCTGCAAGACCTTCAAGTAAGGCGCAACAAAATCAAAGCAGATGCTGAACCAATCGTTTCAATCGCTGACCTACACAATGAGGCTATTGAGATGCTATTAAGAAAGGAGCAACTATGATGTGGCTATTTACAATCACTTTGCTTGTCGTAATAGTTGGCAAGGAAGCTAGGAAAGAAAAGCAAGATTTCATTAAACGCAACGGCATGACAAGGAATCAACTATTTAGAGCGTGCAAGTACATGAGAGGCGAGAACGGCAAAGTAAGCTATCGGGAGTTATTGCAAAACATGAATAATAACTAACATGGAAAAA